TTGTTGTGCTTGATCTGCTTGCCTACGTTCTCTACGTTTACGTCTACGGTCTTGTCTATCCGCGTCTCGACCTCTAACTGGAGAGAGTATTGCTTCTTCTGGTTCTTTTCCGCCGTATACCATTAGCTAACTCCTGGTCCAAAACCTTGCATATCGTTGTACTCTTGGTCAGTTAACCTATTAGAAACAAGAGGGATAAACTTAGACCCTCCAAGTCCGTAGCTTTGATACCCTGTTTGCCCACCCATTGTTGTTGGGTTTTGTGATACTTTTGTAAACATACTAGGGTTTACGGATCCTGGGTTAATCCTATTTAATTCGCTTGTTCTTGCTAAGTTTGATCCCATTTGACTAGCTGCTGCTGAAGCTGTATCCATAAGCGCCCCACGTCTTGCTCTACGTACAGCTTGTTTATTCTGTATTCTGTTTAAATCTGTGCTTGCTGACATTCTAGCTGCTTGAGACAAAGCATCCCCTGTATCAGCGCGTTGGCCTCTAGCTGTGCCAAGTACACCTGTTTGTTGCGTTATCTTTGCGTCTTTAGAAGCTACATTAGCAGCTAACATCTGACCTACAGCCCCTGTAGCTAAGTCTGCCGCAGCTCCCATGTTTTGAGCTACACCTAAATCTAGATTACTGGTCAAAGCTTGCATAGTATCTGCTCCTGCTCTGCCTCTGATTGTACTAGCTACATCTTCTGTAGCAGCTTTATCTCTCATTTCTACTAGCAAAGGGTCATACGTACGCTCAAAGTAATCTGCGTCTGCTTTTGCAATAGCCGCTGCTGTTTTTTCTGTGTCAGTAGGTTTGTAGTCTTCTGCACTAGGAGCTCTTGTTTTACTTCCCATCTAATGTCACCTTTCTTCTATATATTGTAGTTTCTTTTGTCCAACCTGTATTATCTAAAAATTTCCCTAAGTCTGATACTGCGGATTGTGCTTCAATGCTACTACACCCACAATATTCAGCAATTCCTTCAAACCATCTTATATGATTTAACCAATTGTTATTACCTCTTTCGTGTGTATAAGCAATCCATACTACTAATATTTTTTCTTCAGAATACGGGTCTTGCTGTACAGAAAGCACCACAAACCCTAAAGGCGATACAAAAAGCATAGATTTTTCTGCTACACACTCGGCGTACACGTCTTCAGGTTTGTATGTTAAATGAGAATTTTGTTCTAAAATAAATTCAATACCTTCACGTACCATATCCCAACAAGTACGAATATCAGTAAACTCTGGGATATCGAAATTCTTATGTATATTTACAACATTAGCAGTCATTAGTAATCAAGCTCCATTCCGTATTTTTTATAACGCTTACGTTTAGTAAGTCCCACTCCTCGGTATTTAACAAGCCTACGTACACCTAAGTCTCCGCTGCGAGCTCGTAGTTCTGCTTCGGCTACTTGTTGATTAAATAATCCTAGATAATCTGCAGACGCATATATATCTGTCCATGCTCTAGATGGTAAACGTAAAAGTCTGTACAACGTGCCGTACAAAATGCCATCTCTGTAGTCATTTGAAAACGATGTATCTATGTTAGATGCAGTACGCGTTGGTTTAAGTGCTACAGACAGTTGTATAGCATTAGTTAAAGTAGCATTAGGTACTGGTACTAACCAAAATTTATTTGCGTCTTTTTGTAGATATACTTTAGGTGTACTAGACCTATCTCTCCAATCTGGAAAATTAAGTTCTAAACTTCTAGGGCTTATAGGGTCTAAGTCTTCTCCATCGTATATTGCCCAAAGTATACTATGCACAGACGTACCTACAGGCTGGTCGAACTCGTACTCATATATACCTGATGTACTTGATATAGGATCTAAGTCATATACAAAAGCCTTACTTTTTTCACAAAATTCTATTGTTGCTGAACGTAGATTAGATTTAACTAACCCTTCAGGGCAACCTGGAACGTAAGGTAGTATTTCTTTTAGTAACGAATCAAATGTAGCCATAGTTTATCCTGCTGAAGGTAAGTTTTGAGGAGAAGCAAGTGCATTACTACGAGCGTCTTGATTAGGACTTAACCCAAATTGTACTTGTGAGTTTGCACCTAAACTAGACATAAACAATTGGTAGTGTAATTGTGCCATAGCCATATTGCCTGCAAATTCAGCATCTTTTAAATAACACTTGTACAAAACAAAATCTACAATTGCATTTCCGTACATATCATCTACATATATAGTAGAACTGGTACTAGACAAATCAGTTGGATTTCTTGATGTAACAAGTTCTACAAAAGTACTAGTACTTGATGCCCCTGGGTAAACATAGAATCTACGTGGGTCATCTTCGTCAAACATGTAATGTTTAACCGTAGTAGTGTGCGCTGAATCACCAGTTACAGTAGGGTCATGCCAATCTGGATCTTGAGCATTAATGATATCCATATCAACTAGTGTAATAGCACGTTTGCCTGTTGCACTACCTCCTGCTGCAGACATATTACGTACAACTTTTATTAAACGTGATGCTGTATCAGGAATAACTTGTTCTGTACCTACAGCTAGAGCAATATTAGAATGATCTGCCGCTGCATCAGGTCTTATGTTTACAACTTCTCGTTGCCCGTCATTTATGTAACGCAGAAGTTCTGCTTCAGGAAACCGAACATTTGTAGAATCTTGTAGCGAATCTTCTATACGAAGTATTAGGTTTGCACCTGTTAATGTACCTGCTGCCATATCTTACCTTCTACTTTTTAGTTTCTTCTTCAACCTCAACATATGCTTCGTTTACATCTGGAGTACTAGGATCATCAGCTTGGTAGTGACCAGTTTTAGTTCTGGCTCTTTTTTTCTTTGTTACTTTCTTTTTAGCTGCTGGTTTTGCTTTTTCAACAACCTCAGTAGCACCTTGCTGTAATGCTTGTAGTCCCATGTCGTTTCCTACTTCTCTAGTTTCACCTGCAGTAAGAAAGATAGAAGCTCCCCATGTTGTAGTTACGTGTAAATCTCTATTTGCTGTTATTTTCATTTTCCCTCCGTAGGAAAAAGTATATTAAAAAGGGGGTGGCCGTCCTTAACAAAGTTAATTAAGCCACCCATGCTGCTACTTAGTATGCAACGTCTAAACGAATAACACCAAAGTCTTCGTTCTGACCAGTATGATCAGAATAGTAGACTGGCTTCTTCATTCCGAAGATCTTACCAATTGAGATACCATTCTGGTTTCCGTAGTCGAATACATCTTCAACTATTTCGGGAAGACCAATATCTGCCATAGCAAGAGCTTGTGCTCCAACAAATAGACATGCAGAACCGTTGATGTCAGCATCAGCGCCCCACTTGTATCCGTTAGAACCAGCGTTAGCTGATGCTCCTGAAGTCGCGCCACTTGTGTTAAACACGTGTCTGAACTCATGGACCATCACACCATCAACCATTAAACTAGAAGAACCCGAGAACAACTCGTTGTTTGGTCCTCTAACTCCAGCATTTCTAACGTTAGCTAGGAAGTCTGAATCAAGTTTAAGGTCAGCCATTACTTGTGGAGTAACAAACAAGTGATACACTTCTTCATTACCAGCACCACGTAACCCACGTACGTATTGATCTTTAGCATAAGCTTTAAGAGCAAGAATACATTCGTAAGTAATTGTGTCGGCTGCTGCTACAGCAGTAACGTCTCCAGCTACAAGTTTACTTGTCGCGTCCCATCGTCTGTGACGGTTAGTAGTAGGAGCTGATACGTCACTTGCAAAAGCAAGATCCCCAAGGTTTTGTCCTGTGTTTAGGACACCTCTCAACGCACCGTTGTTTTTAAGAGTGTATGCAATACCTGATAGACTCAAAAACGCAAGTTGGTCGATACGATCTGCCATTGCGTATGCAAGTGCATCTCGTGAATGCTCACGGAAGTTAACAACTGATTTTTGATCAGCAAGACGTCCCGCAAGACGGTTTGCAAATCTTAGTTGATCGAGTTGAGTAACTATGTCGTACGCTCTTAATGCTTCTTCATTACCCTCTAGAGAGTTGTCACCAACGATACCATCGCCTGTCATATCAGCAAGAAGAGTAAGTACTGCTCTTGCGCCTTTTTCAGACTGGGTAAGTTCAGATATTCTCTGAACCATAGCGTTAGGACCACTTCCAGCGAATTGGTTAATGAAGGACATATTTCGAGCTACGCGCCAAAAATCACGTGACCAGATAGTAAGCTGTTCGCTAGTCAGTGATGCAAAGTTAGTATTTGCCATTTTTATATCCTCAAAAAGATTAAAATTAAAAAAAACTTAATCGGCTTCTGGGGCGATATAACCCGTATACCCTATATCGTTGGGATACGTTTTCGTATTTTAACGATTACGACTTCGACTAGATTAACGCCGTAGTAGGCGAATAACGTTTTTTTACCTAAACGACCTGGGTTAGATATCGTTCTAACAGACGAATTAACTATAATCCTAACACAAATTTATCCAAAGTCACCACGTAATCGTCTTACTGTTTCATCTGGCAACGCACCAAACTCATCATCGGATAATGTATTTATGTTTGTAACCTTGTCCCCACGAGCAGAAGCACTTTCACCTTTTAGTGCTGGTGGCTGTGCTTTAGCTGCAGCTATTTTGTTTTTTACGTTAGCTTTTTGCTTTTTCTCTACTATTTTCTTGGTCTGCGTAGCTTCTTTAGCTTCTGAAGGTTTTAACAACTCAGGCTGTTTTACAGCTAAAGTGTATTCAGTAGCTCTAGCTAACGAATCTGCGGGCTCATAACCTTGTACAATAAAAGCATCACGTAAGTCCATTACTTCTCTAGTTAAATCTTCATTAAAATCTGCAGAATTTTCATCTAATATAGAAAAAGTACTAGCAATTTCCGCAGCTTTAGCTTGTAGCTCTTGCTGAGATTGGTTTTGTTGTACTGTTTGACCCATTTGTTTTTGTATATCAAACATCATGGCGTCTTTTTCAGCTTGTCGTATTTCTTTACGTAGTTCTACCGCTTTAGCCGACTCACCATCTAATATAAGCTGTTGATACTGTTGTTCTTTAACATCAAAATCATAAGTAGGAGCAGCTTCTTTAGCTTCTGCTTCTTTTTGTTCTATTTCTTCAATACGTTTTTGCATTTTTTTATTTTTAGCTAAAACTTCGTCAAGTCTAGATTTAGGGACCATTGGAGCTTTAGGTTTTTCCTCAGCTACAACTTCTTCTTCTACAACTTCTTCTGCAGGAAACTCTACTGTGTCTTCTATAAATTCAGCTGCAGGTTCTTCTACAACTTCTTCCGCTTCAGTTTCAGCTACAACTTCTTCTTCAACTTCAGTTTCAGCTACAACTTCTTCTGCAGGTTCTTCTGCAGGTTCTTTTGCTGGAGCATCTTCAAAGTTTAAATCTACTTGAAAAGGTTCAATTTCTTCTTTTGTTTTTACATCGCCACCTGGCATAGAATCCATTACTATGTCATCTGTTGGTTTAGCTTCTTTTTTATTTTTAGCCATTAATTACGCCCTCCTGTAGGCTTCATTGCTGCAACGGCAATTTTTGACGCTGCTTGAGTTTCACTTTGTCCAGTTCTAACGTCATTAGTCATTGATGCTAACCTTTCACGTAGAGCTAGTTCTTCCTGTTTTATCGCCATTTTACTCTGCATTTCTGCAACCTTCAATTGCGGTTCTGCCATTTTACTTTGTGATTTCGTCATATTACTTTCTGCTTGTGATTGTAGTAATTGAATTTCAGCTTCAAGCTTAGCAATCTCAAGCTGCGTAGCTTGTATCGCCGCTTGTGCTTGGAACTGTTGTATTTGAGCTTGTTCTGGAGTTGGCGGGTTTGTACCTTGCATTGCACGTATACGTTCCGCAATATCTCCTTTTCTAGCTAAATGCGAGTACTCTACTATCAGATCGTCTGGTATAGGAACACCTGCCTGACGTAATGCAATAGCTTCTGCAAACTGTATTTCTTCAAATGTATCTCTTGACGGAGCTGTACTTATAATAACGTCATACTCACCTAACGTTAAGTCATTAAGTATAATACCTTCAGGTGTCATTTGATTTACACGCATAGGTTGACGTTGTTTTTGTGGGTCTTGTTCGTCTGTAATTTGTATTAAACGTTCTTCTGTGTAGTAAGTTTGAACAAGATTAAGAATTTTTTCTGCTAAATACTGCCTAGTTTTAGTTAGGTTATCTAACGGAACTTGAATCATCATAGCTCCGCGATTTTGTTTCTGTTGAATAGCAACACCAGAAACTTCAGGGCTATCTGTACCAAGCATTGCATCACTAATACCACTTATAGTTTTTATATTAGAAGCAGCTTTTTGTGCAATACGATCTAAACCTGTAGGTATTTGGTTAGGAGGAATTTTAGCAGGAGGACTAGACCCTCTGTTAAATTCTAATACCAGACCTGTTTCTGCTCCATGTTCTTCTAGGTCATCTGCAGTCATACCTTGCAACGACCCTGTTTCTACAATCCAACCACTGTTTGCTGTGGTATTTACTATATGCAGTTCTTGTGAACTAATCTTATTTAATTGTTCTTGTGGAGAAATAAGGTTTCGTACCATACCGAAAGGTTTACCTCGTCTCCAGTATGGAAAATAAGGTACTAGAGTAAAATGATCATATGGCGACCAAGTATCATTAAGTACAACTGTGTCTGCTGTAGTTGTCCAACGCACTTTACGTACCGTTTTTGTAAGTATTTCTAGACCAAAATCATCTGCAAAAGCTTCTCTTTTCTTTTTACTCCAAGCATACGGCACTTCTCGCATGTCACCTGTAACGCTATCTACATAAAACATACATTCTTTTAATTTATAGTACTGACGTTCTATAACACGTACTGAACGTAACGCACGATTTTCTTCAGGGTTAGAAGTGTTACCTTGGTTATACTCTACCCCAGTAGATGTATCACCGTATCTGTTTTCTTCGTGTTCTACAGAATCTGTACCTAATGCTGAACCTTGTTCAACAGCTACACGAAGTTGATCTGCTTTTTTCTGCCCGTAAGTTTCTTCTATTTCATCTAAACTCATCCACTTGGTTTCAAAGATTTCATTCCAAGTTCTAGGGTCGTATTCTTTAGCATCAGGATCAATAAGAATGTCTAGAGGGTCTTTAGCTGTTATACGTACTTCACCTTGTATGTGATCATCAAAATCTACACGAACATCGAACCAGCCTCTATCTTGTATAAGACCATCAGAAAATACTTGTGATTCAGTCCAAGACAATTTGTTATTATCACTAATCTGCATAAACAAACGATCTAGTACATCTGCAACTTCTTGTTTACCTCTACCTCTAGGTTTAAAGTTAACATCCATACGTCTTGTACTTTGTTCACCTAATACAGCGTTAATTGTAGGAAGTATTGTATTAATAGTTAAAGCAGGTCTGCCTTGGTCGTCTAAAGCTGAAACATCTCCGTGGTCCCATTGGTTACCTCGGTAGAACGCATCACATTGTCTAGCAATTTCAACGTAATCTAAATGTCCATTATCACGTGCTCTCATGTAGCAACTCCACTGTTTGCGAGCGAGCTCGTGTTCTTCTGCTTTGCTTAGTTTTTCTTTTAGTTTTTTATATGCCATTATGCGCTCATTGCTGTTTTAACGTTATCACCTTTAGCTATTGTACGTAGCTTATCTCTCCAAGATGGAATATGTTCAACTGGTTCAATATACGTTGCAAACTCTGTCATCATCAAACCAATCCAAGCTAAAGCATCTACTTGGTCATCGTGTACCCCGTTTGGAAAACGAAGTAACTCTGCAATTAAAGGGCCAACCCATAATGGTTCTTTTGGAAAATACACCATCCCCTGTTGCATACGACCTTGAATTGCACGTGCTCTTGCTTCTTTATCTCTCCGTCCTGTTTTTAAATCTCTAAAATAAGCTTCGTTTAGTCTTCGTTCTCTTACACGTTTTTCTAGAAACGGACCTAATGCCATTTCTATGTGACCTTTTTCTATACCAACTACTCCAGGTCTCCAAGTTTCGTATAAGTCTAAAATTCTTTCTACGAGTTCAAAACCATCCCACTTCCCTCGTACACAGTCTACTACATATAGCTTATCATATTCATCAACTGCTACTACTAAACCTACAGAATAGTCGTTACGTTCTCGTTGTCCAATAGCTAAATCCCAAGCACAGTAGTAACGAAGTCTAGTATAGTCTAAATCAGCTTCATCGTAGTAATTTATCATATCTCGATTAAAATAGTCACCTTCGTCAGCAACAGGGTTTTGTTGATACAAAGCCGACCAATCCCTAGGTCCTATTGCTTTTTGTATTTTAGTTAAAGAAGGAACATCATACCTTTCAGGGTGTAACGCTTCTCCTTCTACTCTAAATTCTTCATCTTGTTCCGCAATCGCAGGGTATTT